AGAAATAGGTTTATCTTCAGTCAATAAATCAACATACTTGACATTCTTTGACCCATCTTGGTTAAGAGGTAAAACTACACCACGTGGAGGTTCTCCTGTTTGCATTCTTTTAGATATGGATGTAACGCTTTACCTGTTTAAGTTATTTGATAACCAAATTAACAATTGCTTTAACGATTTCAGCATCAAACATTAAGGATATTGTTAAGTGACGATAGATGTATTTTTTTTCTGGATATTATTTATAAGTGATGTTCGCGGGAATGTTTGACTGGCAAGAACTCGTCACCCGGGTTGTAATGTATCTTGTTGAGGGTCTTATGGTTGCCCTTGCTGCTTATGCTATCCCCAAGCGTCGGCTGCGCCTGGATGAGATTGCCCTGATCGCTCTTACTGCTGCTGCCACCTTTAGCATTTTGGATACTTACGTGCCCTCCCTTGCCTCCGGTGCTCGCAACGGTGCTGGTGCTGGTATCGGCTTCAACCTTGTTGGTTTCCCTCGTTTCTAAACAGGTCGCCGCCACCTAATTGTAGATAACAATTAATTCATTTATTTTGAGAAACTCATAATAAATCAATTCGTAATAAATCAATATTTTGAAAACTAATCTCCAAAGGCTTAATATAAGATATGGGCAATTCATCTATAAAGCCATTAGTGATGCCATTAATAAAACCATTCACGATATGTTCCGAAGGTAGGAAGCAATATAATAAAGATGGTGCTTGTATGGGTGACCGCAATGTTACAGACCCATTAATGGAACAAAAAGTGATATATGCTAGTGAACCATTTAGTGTTGACGAAGTAGAAAGTGATATTATCACTGTCAAATCAAAACAGAAACCTTTACATCAAAAGCCACATTCTAGGATTACCAAATTGAAGAAACGTTTGCGATTACCTAAGATTATTGAACAAGAGTCATCGTGATAACTCCTCTATTTTAGCCATTTCAGTTTGGCAAAATGCAATAGTTCATTTATATCTATGTTACCGAGTTGCTGCCCTCCGTATTGCATTAAGTGGTGTGCCTCAACTCCATGAGCTTGACCTTTCTTGGTCTTTTTGATTTTCCATTTTTTAAAAGTTTCTAGAAAAGTACGTTCACTTGGAAACACTCTCTTTACATCTGGTCTTACTTTGTCCCACAGAGCTTTTACCCGTTTAGAATCCCTGAACTGCTGAGACGCTCTAATAAGACCCATTGCTTCATCCCTGATTTCGGCTATATCATTAAGAGCAATTGCCTCATAAAACTCATTCACTTCTTCTTTCATCCATTCATATTGGTAGCGTTTATCACCTGCAACTGCCAAACGTTTCTTCTCGTCAGTCATTGTTCTATAATCTACAATGTTTGCCCATTCCGGTATATCTATTGCTGTCATATAACTTATTATTACATATTTTCGTGCGAACAAACCATTCATAAATGTATTTACGAAAAACTCATATGTAAGTACATTGAACTGTTATAACATACTCGTTAATATCATCAAACTCAGCGAAAATCATACAATTCCCATAAAATGACGAATACAATGAATAACCTATATGCTAGCTTGGTAGCAACTGGTTTTGCAGAATTAGCCACTATTCCAGTATGTACAATTAAGACGAATTATCAGAATACGAACAGTATATCGGTTATTTCCACTGCTAAAAATATCTATGCAACCAGAGGTCTCAAGGCGTTTTATATGGCTAGTCCTCCAGCAATATTTGGTCAAATGTTGTCGACTAGCAGTAAATATACACTATATAAATGGTTTGGCACATCAGAGAAATACCCAATCAAGAATAAGTTTGCAAATGGTATCACAGCTGGATTCATTAGCAGTTTAGTAACGCATCCACTTGACGTAGCGAAAGTTCATCTACAAATGAAGCAGTCGGTTCTAAAAGAAATCCAGCAAACCGGGTTAAGTGTGATATACAGAGGATATAGCAAGACATTCAGTAAGGTAATATTAGCAAGTAGTATGTTCTTTCCAGTATATGAATCTATAAAAGAAAAAGTGAATAGTCCAGTATTAGCGTCGGCAACGTCAGGGTTTGTGTCTACAACTATGATGCAACCTGTGGATTATTTGAAAACCAGACATATGATGGGATTATCCTTATATAATGGACTCAATCCCAAGCATTACTATAAAGGGTATTTCATCAATTTATTAAGAATTGTTCCACATTTTGTAATCACGATGTGTGTAATAGAATACATTATTTCTTAGTGCGAGGCTATAAATGTTCGCGCGGACCTCGTCTCAATAATGTATTATGCCATTTTTCGTTTAGTCTGTTCCCAGTCCGAACTTAGTTCCCATAGAGATTTATTATTTGAAGTGGATGGTCGTTCTGTTGGAATAAAAGGCCAGCCAAGGTCATTGCACATTTTTTGCCATAGTTCGTCTTGTTCATTCAATTTCTCATCATCTTTAAGCATTGGGAAGTAAGGCAAAAATTGTCGTTGATCTACGAGTTCGCAAAGCTTATAACCGGTATAATAATAGTTGATAAAGTTTACACGAACATCTGGACAATATTTTGCAAACGGTGCTTGTGTCAACATAAACAAGTTACATAACACTTCTTCTAATTCAGGTGACATTACAGGTGGTCTGATTCCAAGTTTGTCTTTGATGTATGGTATATGCTCATAGTATTTATTAAGACCAAGCTTCTTCAACATTTCTTTTGCTTTCACGTTATCAAACCAAGCTTCTGTTAACGGCAAACGCTCCTTTCTTGCTTGCTGGCGGATTGCTTCTAATACTTCATCTGGAATATGTGTCGTTTCCTTGGCTTGGAATTGAGCTAATACCTCTCTAAAATGATTGATACGACGATAAGCATAAAAGCATACCTCCTTAGGTGGCTCTTTATATGATGGCTTCTCATTTTCAACAAGGAATTTAGATGATTTGCAGCAGTTATTGCAGACTAATACACCTTCATGTTCTACCGCTATGAGTTCCCCTTTGTGACAATCACGGCATATATCTTGTGGGACAACAAATTCATTAATATCCAAAAACGACTGGTCAACATTCTTTAGGTATTGCTTGACTGAATCTACGCATTTATCACCTACAGCGACACTTAAGTCACGATTCTTTCTAACTTTAAAAAATTCATCTAGTTTCTTTGTTTTAACATGCCCTTCTTCAATGTTTTTCTTCTTCTCAAAGTAGTCAAAAATGAATTGACTGTTTTGAAGATAATACTCCTTCTTCTGCTTGTGTAGTGATTTGATTTTCCGATTTAACTTACTAATTCTTTCTTTGATGTCTTGCTGCTGATTTATATTTAGAGATTCATTTGATAGTCGTTCTTCAAGGTTACTAATTTCACTTTGATAATTTGGAATTACAACATCTTCATTGTTTTGGAATTTAGCTAACATTTCACTATGTTTACTATTTAAGGTGACTGTCGTTTTTGGATTAACAACAATCTGTTTGACATTCTTAGGTTTGAAGTTAGGCATTTAGAAGACCTATAATAATTAATTCAACACGATATCATTAAATAGTCTAAAATCTAAAAGTATTAATTGAAAAATTTAGAGAATTAGTAAATTGTAGAATCAGTGAATTGAAATTAAGAGTATTTGAATAAAGTATATTGAGTTCAGCAATTGAGTAACTTTTCTAGTTCTCTGTTAATGAATACCATAGCAGACATGAGCTCTGTTACTCCTGTTATTGCACAAAAAATGGCATTTATATTTAACGCTCTTGAGAATGGATGGATTGTCAAAAAGTCAGGCAACACATATGTTTTTAAGCAAAAACATCACGGTAGAAAGCAAGTATATGAAGAAACTTATTTAGAAGAATTTATTAAAAGTAATTTGGCTTTATGAACAATTAAGAAACTTGAATAACTTGAATGTTTGGTTTTTGAGGATATTTAGAATACTGTAAGTTTCAATTGATGAAAAATACTCCAGTAGAAATATCTGGTTTTCTTCGTAAAAGTTTACACTGGTTTGTGTGCGACAATTAAGAGAATCAATAGTTAGAATTTTTGAAGTTATTGTAATTTGCGGATTTTCCACAATTTATAATATTAAGCTATATTATAACAATGGGAGGTGCATTGATGCAGATTGTTGCTTACGGTGCTCAGGATGTTTACCTGACCGCCAAGCCCCAGATCACTTTCTGGAAGGTTTCTTACCGCCGCCACACTAACTTTGCTATGGAGTCCATCGAGCAGACTTTCAACGGTCAGGCTGATTTCGGCCGCCGTGTGACCTGCACCATCAGCCGTAACGGTGACTTGGCTTACCGTACCTACCTGCAGGTGACTCTTCCTGAGATCAACCAGTCCATGAAGAACTCTACTGGCTCCGCCAACAAGGGTGTCTATGCCCGTTGGTTGGATTTCCCCGGTGAGCAGCTTATCTCCCAGGTTGAGGTTGAGATCGGTGGCCAGCGTATTGACCGCCAGTATGGTGACTGGATGCACATCTGGAACCAGCTTACCCTTACCAAGGACCAGGAGCGCGGTTATTACAAGATGGTCGGCAACACCACCCAGCTTACCTATATCACTGATCCTTCATTCGCCAACATCGACGGTCCTTGCGACTCCGATGCCCCTCGCCAGGTGTGCGCTCCCCGTAACGCCCTGCCCGAGACCACCCTTTACGTGCCATTCCAGTTCTGGTATTGCCGTAACCCCGGACTTGCTCTTCCTCTGATCGCTCTTCAGTATCACGAGGTTAAGATCAACCTGGATATCCGCCCCATCGATGAGTGCCTGTGGGCTGTCGGTGCTTTGGACCTTGCCTCCGGCTCCGCCAAGGTTACCGCCGCTTACAACCAGTCCCTCGTGGCCGCTTCCCTGTATGTCGACTACGTGTTCCTGGATACTGATGAGCGCCGCAAGATGGCCCAGAACCCCCATGAGTACCTGATCGAGCAGCTGCAGTTCACTGGTGATGAGTCTGTTGGTTCTTCTTCCAACAAGATCAAGCTGAACTTCAACCACCCCTGCAAGGAACTCGTGTGGGTTGTCCAGAAGGACGACTGTGTTGACTACTGCTCATCCGTTGAGGGTGGTACTCACCTGTACCGCGTTCTCGGTGCCCAGCCTTTCAACTACACCGATGCTTGCGATGCTCTGCCCAACGCCATCCACGCCTTCGGTGGACCTGAGGGAGTTGCTGCTACCACCAACGCCTTCATCGATACTGACGGTCTCTTCCAGGATGCTGGTGCCGTTGACCTGACCCAGTCCGGTGAATACTGGAACAACCCCGCTGGTGGTGCCAACTACCGTTACACTGAGCCCCAGCTCGGTTTCCCCGGAATCGTGAACTCTGGTGTGTCTGATGCCGGCACCTTCGTGCTCGCTGAGGCTGCCCTGGATATGCACTGCTGGGGTGAGAACCCCGTTGTGACCGCCAAGCTCCAGCTCAACGGTCAGGACAGATTCTCTGAGCGTGAGGGAACCTACTTCGACCTCGTCCAGCCCTTCCAGCACCACACCCGCAACCCCGACACTGGTATCAACGTGTACTCTTTCGCTCTGCGACCTGAGGAGCACCAGCCTTCCGGCTCTTGTAACTTCTCCCGCATCGATAACGCTACCCTGCAGCTTGTGCTCTCCAACGCCACCGTTGAGGGAACCAAGACCGCCAAGGTCCGCGTGTATGCCACCAACGTCAACGTGCTCCGTGTGATGTCTGGTATGGGAGGTCTGGCCTATAGCAACTAAGCGAATTAAATTGCTAATAATATTGTTCGTTTTATGGTAGTTGCTTAATTGACAAAAACAATAAAACTCATCATATGAATAACATATAATGAATTAGGTAATGATGTTGTGAGACCAGAAAATCGAGTAACTTTTTTCTATACCTAGGGTTAGCATCCGGTTAGGACGATAACAAACAAAGATATTTACATTTACAATGGTGAAGAAGGTTGAAGACCGTGTGGCGGTGGAGGGCAAGGAGGTGATCACATTGACTTGGGGTGATATGGCAGAAAATGCCGTGGGAATGCAACAGCTGGGTAAGCTGCGAGATATTGGTGCAGGTTTTACAGTGCAAGATTTGGAATGTATTGCAAAGCAATTTCAAGATATAGCGCATTTATATCGATTGAACGATCCATCAAATCCAGAACAAGCAGATGCTGCTGTTTTGGTAATTAGAGGTGCTGTTAATTTGTTTGGTCCATTCGGTGTTGGAACACACGAGCGAATGTTTACAGAACAGAAGCAAGTGCAATATGATAAAAAAGCATTGATGAGAGGACAGGTGAAGAATAAGAAGGCACGATGGAATATGTGTATTGATGATGAAGCACAGGAACCAGATTATGCTGCTGGAAAGGGAACGATTGTAAAGAAGTCTGACTTGCCAGTGACAATGAACGTTGTGGACCAATTCGCATCATTATTTGGTAAAAAGGCAGTTGGGTTGAAAGGAGAGGGTAATTATTATTACAACATTGACGAATGTGGTATCGGATATCACGGCGATGCAGAAAGGAGAATTGTTATTGCAATTAGGCTCGGGGCCGCGTTACCGATTTATTATCAGTGGTATCAAAACAGCAAACCAGTTGGAGAGCGAATTGAAGTGCCATTGAACGGTGGAGATATATATAATGAGTGAGAAAGCTGTTGGAACTGATTGGAGAAAGAGGAAGATTATGACATTGAGGCATGCGACTGGGGCAAAGGAGTATGTGACGGTTAAGAAGTGAAAAAAGTGAAAGTTATGTGAAAAACAAAAAAGAACATCAAAACAAAAACAAAAATTTTTATTTCGTGATAAACCTACAATAAATTTACCAATTGAAGTGAAGTTATTGAATTGAATTAGTATCTTATTATGTAATTGAGAACTATAAATGGCTGCATGTTGTTATGTGCGTCACCAGAACCTGTAGAATTAGTAGTGAAATTGTGTGTATGAACACCAGCAGCATTTGTGTTATATGAATTAGTTACCGTATTACCATCTGCAGTAGGAGGTTGCCCGTTTAGAGCAGAATTGTTACTATCATCACCAGCTCCAAGATTTAATACATGTGCGTGATTACCGGAACTCTCTGTAGTTCCAGTATGTGAATGGGCAGGTAGTTCACTGACTGTTAATGTATGTGTTTCAGAACCGCCTTTTGTTCCAATAGTCCTATTGGTTAGTGTGCCATCGGTTCCACTGCCGATTGGAATACGTCCTCTTAGATCTGGCAACGAAAAATAGACATTCGGATTACTAGAATTGCCCAACCGGTTTAATATAATATCATACAATCTGCGATACCTGATAATTTCAACTTCTGAACCATCACATATTAGCCAACCATTCGGTGCAGCATTATTTATGTATGGCACTATTGTCCCAACTGGAACAAGTGGATAATCATTTACTAAAACATCACCATTAACTACATTCATATTACCATTTCTAACTGTAGTTGAACCTTCTATATTACCACCTCTATGGTTTAACACATCCTTATAGGAACGCTGTGTTGTGATGTCAAACCTCTTCCAAGTCATTATATTAATAGCTAATATAATTATAATCATTTTTAAACCTGGAATGATACATATGATTGAAAACAGCTGCCTATTATTGAGAGTATCAGTGTGTCTGCTCTCATTTTCCATAAAATTGAAGTAGTCCAAATGTTACCCTTATAAGCACTTTACTGACGTGTAAATCCTGACAAGTCGTTACTAACTATCTGATGTCCTCTAATACAGTTGTTCTTACTAGCCCACAAGAGTCTATTTACCAAAATCTTAAGTCTATTCAATGGCGAGAAGAGATGCTATCATTAGAATCTTTACAGGAACAAACTAACCGTGGCAAGTGGATTCACAGCCCTCCACATCAGCGCGAAGTCGTCCATAATGACGCTTGGGGTTGTGGAATCATTGAATCTCTTATTTGCTTTGGCAAAATTCCTTCGCTCGTGTTTCACCCTAAATATACCGATACGGGTGTAGTCTATGAAAGCATTGACGGGAAACAAAGAGCTTCCAAGATTCTAGAGGCACTTGACAGCAAATATAAGCTCAAGTTTACAAGACCCGAGTTGGAGCATATCAACAATAAATACTTCAATGAGCTCTCTGAGCTTCAACAATCAGAGATGAAGAATATGACAATTCATATTCAGATTGCAAATCGCACACTTACAGATGAAGAAATCTACTGTCTTTTCACAAACCTACAGCATAATAAGAGAACAACAAAAGGTGAAACCCTCAATGCAATGCCAAGTAAAGCAGATGAATTAATCAAGAATGTTATTGG